TTCGTGATGTCAAGGTATGTGTACGCCATCTGAAATCCTTAAAGAGTTAGGAGGGCGACTTCTGCCGCCCCCCATATTATTTAGGCAAGAGTGTCACGGTCTACTTCATTAGCAGTCATGTCACCCGTGTCATCCACGTTCATGCAGACGGCAAACATGCGGATTACGCCGCCTGTTGTCGTACCTGTCATGGCTTGGATTTCAATGTCGATAGTGTCAGCAGTGCCACCGATAAGAACAGGAGTTTGACCTGCCTTAAATCCGTAGTCACCTACTGATGCTCCGTCAAAGTCGAAGCCATCAACAAAGTTGTCCAAGTCACCACCAGTGATACCAAAGTCAAAATCAGTGTCGGTTGAAGTACCCGTGTGTGCGGATGTCACTTCAAAACCGGCAGAGAGAATGAGGGTATTTGCTGGTACAGTCAGGCCCGGAATTACATCGTTAGCAGCGAGGGCTGTACCCTTATCGCTTGCTGCAGTTGCAAAGTTCAGGTCTGCCTGAATCATGTATGGTTGACGCCCACGTGCGCCAACACCCCGTGCTACAGAGGTAGTATTATCACCAAGAGCCATAATTCAATCCCCCCTTAAGCCAAGCAGTATGCCGCAGTAGCGATTGCTTCAGGACGAAGAATCTTGCGACCATACAGGTGCATACCACGGACAATATCAGCGAAGCTGTCCGGGTCACGATAGGTTTCAGTCTTGTTAATCTGCTCTGCAGTTGCAACAGCAGAAGAATGACCAGCCACGATGATACCCATGTTTGACGAGTTAACACCACCGGTAGTTGCAGGGCCAGTACCCAGCGACGGCAGGTTGTTAGACGAGTAAACTTGGAAACCGTGGAGGTTATTGATTACAAGACCATTCTGGAGTCCAGAACCACCAAAGTCAGAGTTCAGAAGACGTGAGTCCTCATCCTTCAGAACTTCAATGAAAACCGGGTCAAGAACGAGCCAGCGTCCTTGGGTGTCAACATTCTGTTGGTCCATAAGACGTGACATACGTGCAATGATTTGCAGCGGGAATGCGTTACCGGCAGTACCAGATTTAGCAGCCGTTGCACCACCTGCACGTGGCTCAATACCAATACAGCTATTAGCGGCACCGGCAGTGCCAGAAGTATTGGTAAAGTCAGATGCGTCCAGTGACATAGAAGCCAGCAGTTCCGCACCTACAAGGTTGGCACCATCTGAAGCAGAGGTGACGGCCTTGCCGCCGTTAACAGTTGTATTAACAGCATTAGCAGCACCATGAATGGCAGACTGCTTAAAGCCTGACAAGTAGCCAAGAACGTCTTGGTCAAACTGGTCAGCAAGGCGGTAAGCAGCACGGTCACTTGCCAGAGACTGGAAGTTTACGTGGCTGTGCGCCTCTTCAATGTCGTCAACCTTAAACGCAAAGTAGTTAGCTTTGTCGATTGTCAGGTTGAAGTCTTCGTCGTCAAGGTCTTGCGGCGTGATTGTTGTACCACGTGCATACTCCTTAACCGTAATTTCGGGTTCCTTGATAATCTTAACGGAATCACCCATTTGTGCAATTTCACCAAAGTAGTCATTGTTGGTGATTGCCTCAACAATAGATGCCTTGCGGAAAGCAAGTTGCACCTGTTTGCTGTAAATGACGGGCGAAAAATTACCGTTAGGAAGATTACCATACCCGGCTGCGGTTGAAAAAGCCATGATGTTATCTCCTATTTAGGCATTTTAACAGATGCAAACTTACCAGACTAATCAGAGGCTGATTCACAATGGGTGCGTAGTCTATTCAGTTGGCCGACCGAATATTCAACGGGCCATGCTCGTCAGGTAATCCGTAAGACTGTATTGTTTGCAGATTGGTGTAAGCGGGTAGCGAACCTACTTACACCTTTGATGACTATAGTTATACTAAAAAATAACTATTTGTCAACACTTTTTTCTTTCGGCACTTCAAGAAAGTTCATGTTCATGCTGAAAGACCTACGTTCCCCCTTCGTATAGAACGGATACACGCAGTGAAACAGTTGAGAAGGAAAGACATAAAAGTCTCCAACCTGTGGCTTTACAACAAAGTTTGTGCAGGTGTAGCCTGAAGCTGTACCACTGGCAAACTGAATGTGGCCATTAGCAGGGTGATGGTCTTCATAGTCTTCTTCCCACTCCTCTTCAATACCTTCCGGTAGTTTCAAATAACCTACACACGATAGGCGAGAGCCTGTGTGTATGTGAAGAGGATTGTATTCGTTTTCAAACTGGCGTACAAACCAGCCCGAAACAATCTGTAGTCCGTAGTTATAGTTGTCTATATCAAGCGACTTTGCACCAAAAGAGTTTCGCAATTCGGTGTATGCTTGATATTGTCCAACAAACTGCCCTAAACCCTCTTGGGCAATCTTTACTATTTCTTCGTCAAACGCTAACTCCTCCGACACTTTGCCAACAAGGTTGCCGGAATAGTCTTGGAGTTTGTCAGACATCTTACTGTTTAGTTTGTTTACAAGTTCCTCTGGCATACGGTAGTATCCCATTGTTGGACCAAACGGAGCAAACAGTTCCATGTCTTTTTGGGGCTTGAATATTATACTCATCGCGCTGACCCCGAAACGTCGTAGACAAATTTTCCACTACGGATAGCTTCCATAATTTGGTCAGAGTTCTTTTCGTATTCTTGTGCTGACATACGTTGAACTTCCGATTCTTTTAAATAAGAAGATGCCTCATTCTCTTGCGGCTTGCTTCTAGTATTTTTTGATGTGACAGCTTCTGCTGCGTTGCCTTTTGACTTTTTCTTAGTCGTGATGTTTCTGTCCGACTTGTACAAGTCAATAGCACGGGCAGCAGAACGAGCATCGCTGTCGTTCTCATAGAGTGCTTCCTGTACCCATTTAGGCTGTTCGTCAGCCCACTCGTGAAAGTCATCGCTATCCCTAATCTCATCAAAGTCAGGATGCAGTCGCATTAGTTCTGCTTCTGCTTTTTCTCGCTTGGCGTTGAACTGCATTTCGTCAACTGCCTTAAACCTATCCTCAAGTTCTTTAGCTTGTTCTTTAGCTTTTTTGGCAGCAATAGTTTCAATAATAGCAGCAACATCTGGATATTCCTTTGCCCAAGCCTCAAGGTCTTCGTCTGACTTTGGCAGTTTCATTTCTTTACGAGTAGCGGAGTCAAGTTGTGACTTGAGTTCTTCTAGTTGCTTTTGAAACTCTCTTTCTTTTTCTTGTGTGTGACGACGCAAGTCACCATAGCGTTTCTTAAATGTCTTCTCTTCAGATGAGGCAGGTTCTTTTTCAGCTTCTTCAACCTCACCCTTTTGTTCTTTCATAAGCTGCTCAAGTTCTTCTTCTTCTTTCTTGATACGCTCATCATTATTATACGGCTTTGATACAAATGCCTTAGTTTCTTGCGGCTTCATCTCTTCAGCCATGATTGTGTCGTTCATAGGTTTCTCCTATCTGGGGCCATCGTAGCCATGCAGGGGGATGGGTAGGCCAGTTAATCTAGCTGTTTAACGTGCTGCTAGTCCACGTTTGCGAGAGGAACCTTGCGGTGCCTTCAAGCGAATTTGTTGCATTAGGTCAGGGCCAAGTAACTTTGCAAGTACGCGGCCTTCTTGTGTACCCATAAGACGACGAATATCGTCTTTCTCTTCTTCAGACAGCGACATATAACGCTCTCTAATTAGTGCAAGTAACTCGTCCATTGTTCCTAATTCTCCGATAAATTGCTGTGGCATATACGCCAGGAATAATTACTGACAGACCAATCAAGCCCTTTGCAGTATACCTTTTGTTAATAAATGCCTCATATACATCTTTAACAACAGATGCTGACCAATCTGACTTGGCAACAAGATTATCTGCAACCCACTTGCCCCAGATATCATAGCCCTCTTGCCACATGCTAGACTGTTGACGATGCCACTTACGAAGTGCTTTAATTTCTGTAATGGTCATCTGATTGCGCTTCCACGATGCAGTGCAGCAATATGTGCCGCCTGACGGCTCTGGGTCGCCACCACCTCCGTCTTCACCGGCACGAGATTTATCGCCGGGGCTACTAGCCTGAGTGCTACCAGACTGCTTCGCCATCTCTTGACGATTTCTTTCGGCGCGTTGCTCTTCTTCCCTACGGTCTGCTTCCCTACGCATAGCACCAGCTTGACGCTCAATAGCAGCGTCACCCGAAGAACCACTCTCACGAAGTTGCTGACCTTTAGCTGTTGTCACCGCACGACCTGTGCTACGACTGGTAACAGGGCGACCTGAACTATCTGTTACAATGTTACTACGACCTTCTCTTGCAGAAACTCTGTCAGCTTCATCTGTATCTGTTTGACTTTGCTGACGGCGACTTTCCTCTGCAATGATTGCCTCTGCACGTTCTCTGTCAATTTCTGCCTGACGTGCATCGCTAAAGTCGCGGTCTGCCATAGCATCAATCTCAGCCGGAGTAAGAGAAGGACTAAACTCTCTTTGTGCATCCGCTTCAACTTCAAAAGAAGTGCGGATATCAGGAAGGGATGTCTGTCGTTGTTGTCTCCTGTCCTCATCACGTCCGATGATAGGACTTGGTTTAGGTGTAGGCAAAGATATTCGCCCAGCGTCATCCTCACCAGTTGTTATTTCAACTCTGCCCGCAGTTATTTGTCTAAGTTCTGCTAAATTTGGTGCGCGACCAACCGAATTATTTATTTGTGCTTGACTGCCTCGCGTATTTAAATATTCATCATTAATCAATGCATAACTATCTGGTTCTGTCGGTTTTTCCGGATTAAGTAAGACAAACTCTTTATCATAGCCAATAAAAGGATTTAAGTTAACTGTTGTAGCCGTAGAAAATGGAACAGTAGGCGAATCAACAGGCTGCATTTGTTTTGCACGTGCTGCTATAACAGACGGCAACTGGTCATAGGGAACCCTTTTAACAACTGCAGAGGGTTGTTCTCCAATGCCAATACCATCAGCAGTTTTAGGCGTTGCCATACGTGCAGCTTCACCTGCGACTACACCCTCATAGTCAATGTCTGCTGGAGTTGGTGCTACTGTGGGTTGTTCTGTTGCAGCTTGCTCCCTCAACGTCTCTGCTTGTACCATGAGTGCTTCAGACAAGGGTTGATTTGTGTATTCTAAACCTAAGTCTTCATATATTTCACGGGCAGCATCGTTCTCTAGTTCTTTCCTATTACCACCAAAACCTAAAAAGCCGCGTTCTAATCCCGCCGACTGATTAATCTGTTGATTAGCTGCATCAGTGTAATTAAATAGCTGATTAATAATTTGTGTGGTTTCAGAGCCTGTTCTATCTTCTTTTAGTCGATTATACAAATCCCGTGACATGGTTGCTTGTTTACCATCACGTGTAAGTGTAACACGG